GGGTACATGTTTGTCATTAAAAAACTTTCGTACTCTACCTGCTGTGTCCAACTCAAGTCACCATCCGGTGCTGCGTGTCCTTTATCGTAACCTGTACCTGCGTAGTCACTAGGAGTAGCACCACCTGGTACTGATTGGTCAGCTACGAAAGCATTTGTTCTAGGAAAGCATCCTAATGCGTTCTGTGGTAATAATGTATATGCTACATAAACAGGAATCTTTACAGGAGCATCGTATGCTACTAGATATGCTTCGCGACAAATAGGTTGTGCCGGACGTTGTGTTTGAGCAAATCCGTACGGACTGTGAACTGCACAGGCTTGTGGAGGTAGGGGAGGTCGTTGTTCCCAGGCGTAGGAAATACCCGAGACACATAATAACAGTAACGCAAATAATTTTTTCATAATAGCACCTTATCAGATTGGTGCTATTATTTATTATCTACGTACAAAATGGTAATCACCGTCGGGCCCGTTATCGCAGAAAATACCCTTACAGTCAAATCCTAACGTATTCATATAATTGATAATTTGATCACGTAACGGAGCACCCTTGTTATACTCTACTTGCTGTAGTTCAAGGATAACGTGTTTGGCTGTTTTTAGTGCGTTTAATGAGCCTTCTAATACGTCCAACTCTGCTCCCTGTACATCCATTTTAATTAGATCGGGTGCAGGGAATTGTTTAGTTAACATAACGGTGTCTACAGTAGTAGCACGTAGTCTACGGCGATGTGCTTCGGTATACAATATATCTGCACCGCTGCTCAATTCACTATTTTCTCTGTAATAACTATTACCACCCGGATTTTCTACGTTTTCGTAAAAGTCTAATTCTCTGCCATCTTGGTTACTTAACAAGCCTATATTGTATTGCATATTGCGTTCTTTGTATAGGAACTCAGTAGCACTCATTGCTTCAAATGCAATGTACTCGGGCTCATTCCATACTGTTTTTGCAGCATCTGTCCAATGTAGCACACAGGCACCAATATCGTACACTACCTTAGGAACAAAGTTATATTCTTCTCTAATCCTACGCAGATAATCAACGTGGGTGTTTGGCATTAGCTTGTGATTACCTAGATATCGTAGTCGTGCTGTTACAGGATCTTCGTCAGTTACTGCTTGGATATTGTTATCTACTGTAAATGTGTAGCTGCCAATGTGACGACACTGTATGCTAGGATCTGCATAGATGTGGAAGCCTTTGTCTCTTGCCTTGCGACAGAAATCGTTGTCCTCGCTGATTGTCTGTGAATGATCAATAGCACTATGATACTCAAACTGCGGGTAACCTACAGATTTAAATACTTCTGTTTTAACTAATACACAACCAAATCCACATCCTGCAATTTCAACAAGACTGCGTCCTTTTAGTTTTTCGTAAGGCATGTTACTTACACCACCATGTTGATTGTGTTCGTAAATTTCCAATATGTGCTGTGTTGGCTTACGTTGAATATACAATCCACTTACAACATCTTTATCGTGTGCAAGTAACTTCTTCAATGTGTCGCGTTCAAATGCAATGTCACTATCAACACTGAATAGATAATCATAATGATTTACTGTCCAGTGTGCAATTAAATTACGTACCTGATCAATGTTGTAACCATAGAAGCACTGAAAGTCTGTTTCATATCCATCGGGTACTTCTAAGTCATAGATAGCTTTGAATGTTTCTGTTTCAATGTTCTTAGCTGTAGGAATACCAATTAGGATACGCTTCTTACGTTGAGGATCTGCTGCAATTACAGGCACAGGAGCAGGCTTTGGATTACGTAGTTCTGCAATAGCAGCTTCGTAGATAGGACGCTCTCTTTCTAAGAATCCATTAGTAATACTTTGGTCCTTAGTAGTTGCTGCAAACTGTGTAAAGAAATCCATATTGGCAATAATATAGTTTTGACGACCCTTTGCCAACTGAAGATCAAATGCCCAGTTATCACCAAAGTAGATATCCAATCCTTGCGGAATAGTTTGCCATACTGCTTTGTTAAAGAAGAACAAACATCCAAATCCGTAAGTGTGCTGGCCTGTCCACGGAATAATATCAATAGTCTTGTCAGTTACAGGGGGTTGTTCAAATACATCAACACCAGGGCATAGACCAAACAGGCCGTTATCAGCAGTTAGCATATCCTGTAGGCGTTCAAACACTGCTGTATCAAATACAACATCGTCATTGACAACACAGATATGACTGTACTTGGCCTGTTCTACACCTAGATTCCATGCAGGGTTTACATAGATGTTACGCCCAAAGTCATACATGCGTATCTTGGGATTATCTAATCCAGTTGGTGTCTTGGTATTGTCATTGTTGATAATAATAAGTTCGCCAACTGACTCACATGCACACAGCTTGTTAGCAAACTCAACAAACTGATCTGCTAGTTTCCACATGGTAGGAACTACCACTGTATACTTTTGTATACGTGTTTTTGTTAGGATATCTGCTGCTGCAAGATTCTGTTCACTGCCGTTGACTTTGTAATCGTTAAGTGGATTGATGTCATTGTAGTTGTACACTATATCTTGTAAACATTTAACCTTATTAGGATCTGCTTGCTCGATAATAGCATAGAATACTGCACCGTCGCCTCCGGCCTTGTACCAATTGCCGTTGTTGTCTGTAAACATACGATCCGGTAATCCGTTGGCCAGACCCTTTTTAAATGTACGCAGATGTGTGTAGGGCATTCCCCAGTTAAACTTATGCTGACGATATGCTTTACGCTTCTTAATATCTTCCGGATAAGGCTGACTGATCAACGGAATGTTATCAACCATACTCCAACAGCTACCATAGGTAAACTCTGTGCTGCCATCATATATGTTGTTATAGTAACTGAAGATGCTGTTGTCGTTTACTAGACTATCATCACCGTCTAGTATCATAATGATTGCATCATCGTTAGTTAATCGTCTGATAGTTTCAATTTGGTTACGATGTGCTCCTTTGTTGAAATCAGATTTAACTACACTAAATCTATTAAACACACTCTTAGGTAATCGATAGACTGCTTCTACAGCACGATTAAAACTGTTGTCAGTGGAACAGTCATCAATTAGGATATGATGATAGTTATCGTAATCTTGTTGTGCCACACTTTGAATACAGCGTTCAATGTACTGTTCAGCATTATAGAATGTGCTAATAACAACAATTGGTTGTTCTACACCGGGCTTGTAATCTTCTAGTTCAACAGTGTTATGTGTACGACGATTGTAGATTTTATTAAAGCGATGATTAATGTTACTTACAGCTCTATACTCGTCTCGAGTTAGATATTCACCGCACTTGCGAAACATATGCTGACGCCACTGCTGTGCCACACTGTCCCATCCTGCAATGTCCTTTATGATGTTGCAGTAGTATTGCTTCTGTTGATGTAGATACGGATTGTTATATGCATCCACGACTGCCTTGACAAACTTTTCTACTTGTTCGCCTGCGTTGATATGCTGGAATAAACTATTTGGTTCAACAGCATAGTCAATTAAGTAACAGGCTTTGTTAATGGCAATTTCTTCTAATGCACCAAATCTGCAGGTAATGCTGGGTGTGTTATACATTAGACTTTCTAATGTGCTGATGCCGAATGTCTCGGGAAAAGCGCAAGGGTAAATCATAAAATTTGCCTTGCTTAATATTTCAGCAATTTGATTCTGTGGAATGATACCTGTAAACTCTATACCCTTTTGTGGGTTAGAGGGATCAAACGCCATGTTACGCCAATCTTTTTCCTGCTGATCCGGCTCGTCCTTTTCACTGAACTTGTAGTAGCCCCCAATGATCTTTAACTGTGCATTGGGAATATATTGTTTGACACGGGGCCAAATATGATTTACTAAAGGAATCATACCTTTGGTCACTGATGCATTGTAGACAAATAGATTCTTGTCTTTGGCAGCAATGTCTATTTCTTTCTTATAGTTCTTAGCACCGTTGCGTGTGATGAATACTTTATTTTTTAGTACTTCAAAGTTGCGGCGTTTTCCGTGATCGCAGTTAAGTATGTAACTGGTATGCCAATCGCTTAGTGTAAAGATATCTGTAATTCTATTGCTGGTAGCAAGTTCTTCAATTAGTATATCGCCCAGGCAGAATGTATCGTGCATCCATAGTATACGCATCTTGGCTTTGCTTAGAATACGATCATACAGATTCATACTTCTGTATGGGGCTGATCTACCATCGCCTAGTCTATCATACTGACTAGGATCAACAAATGGAATTACTGTGCGGCTGCTGATTACAATATCAAAATAATGATCCTGTGCTAGATCATTTAGGTGTCTGTATGTTACACCATCATATACACCCGGTTGGGCGTGATCAATACAGTTATTAAAAACTGTGACTTCGAACCCCAAATCACTTAATTCTTTGCCCATTAGGGTAACAGCACTTTCGCTACCACCTAGGCCTTGTTTGTAAACGGTTGTACCGTCATATGGAATACCGATAATGTCAATAATAGCAAGTTTCATGCTATTAATTATACACTATCAGTATTACAAGTTCAAGTTCTTGAATTATAAAGTACCGTTGCCGTAGATCCAAACACCGCCAATAGCGTTTGTAGTACAGTAGATCTGTAGTATAAAACTTTTCTGTTGTGACGCACCGACACCGTTCAAAGTGAAAGTGTTTACACCGTCGCTACACTGACCGGTTGTAACTCCGGTTACTGTAAAGACATCGTTAATACCGTGTGGAGTAATCCACAACTCAACTTTTCTACCAGGAGTAAATCCAGTTAGGGTTATAGTTCTAGTACCGTTGGCTGTAGGTTGCCAAGTTATAAAAGTTGGTCCAGATAAATCTACTGTGAGGCCAGTGGTTGATGTGCTTGTAGCAGTAGTAGTGATAGACTGTGCTGGCAAGGTCCAAACTGTAACAGCACCTGTTGATGTTGATACTTGTGTACCTGTGCCCGCTGTGATACTACTAACATACGGTCCCGGAACACTACCAGTATATCCTGTAAGACCTACACTACCGGAATAACCTTGCGGGCCAGATACTGTACTTGCTGATCCTGTGTAGCCAGTTATACCAAAACTACCTGTGTAACCAGTTATACCAAAACTACCTGTGTAGCCAGTTATACCAAAACTACCTGTGTAACCAGTTATACCAACACTACCTGTGTAGCCAATAGGACCAAAATTAGGATCAATCCATACAGTAATATTACCAGTACTTGTACTAACGTGTGTGCCAGTACCTGCTGTTAATCTTGTAACAGCATTAGTGCTGGTAAAAGCTGTAATCTGGAATGTGTTATCTCGAAATCTAACTCCACCGGTTGAATTACCAACTAAACTTAATCCTTCAGCAGTAATATCTGCTGATACAGTTTGAATTGTAGTTGTATTCAACGGAGTTAATTGGAAACGAACTCGTGTTCCGGCGGCTGTATCTGTAAAATCTTGTGCTGCCTGTTGATTAATACGGGCAATAGTAGACACATACCCAGTAGTTCCCCATCCTTGAGCACTGAACCTTAGTAGAGTATCACCACTCTTTGTTTGACTAGGGGCTGAGACTGTGCCGCCTGCTTGACGACCAGCAATAACAGGATACACACCTGTACCAAACGAATCTATGCTAACACGAGTGCTGGTATTATCAGCACCTGTAATCTGTAACATTGTGTTGTTAAAGTTACGAGGTTGCTGTATGCCACTGGCATTACCCACAATGCTCAATGCTGATTGTGTAGATGCCAATGACGTTGGCGGATTGATTTTAGTTAATCCCAATCTATCTACAGTAAATGTACTTTGTCCTGCTGGGGTGTTTACTGTAATAGGACGGTTGAATATGACCTTGCCTGTAGCAGTGGTTGAACCTACTAAAATATCTCTAGTAGGATCAGCAATTTTAATTTGATTGTCTCGGAATGTGAATTCACCTACATTCAGTCCCACGCCACCTTCTAGGTATACTACGCCATCCTTGGCACCAATGGCAGTATCAGTGCCCAGTGTTTCGTCCAATATGTAGATAGTTCCAGCACCAACCCAAACATGTCTCCAACGTTTGCCTGGAGATCCTAGATCATATGTATCATTAACTAGAGGTATGATGCTACTACCCGCAACAATATTGCCGCCTACTCCAGGGAACAAGCCGATGTCAGTGACAGGCTGTGTGGTTATAGATAGATTGGCGTTTAAGGTATTACGTCCAACTAGAACTGCTATACCAGGCGTTGGTGGAGGTAACACGCTGTAGTCACTGTAGCCTACTACATAGTTGCTGTATGTGCCTGTGCCCACTGCCAGTACCACTGTGCCTGTAAATCCTACACTGGTGCCGGGAAGTATGTTTGGTATTCCAGAACCGCTTAATAAATCGCCAACTTGTAGAGCAGGGTCGGGAGTTTGTGTAAATTCATAGACAGCATACGGTGCTGGAACACCGTTGAGCAGTCCATATTCGCCTGCCACAAGTGTATCTGTAGTTAATGTGCTGTAGGCAACAACGTTAGTTAATGTTAACTGTGCCAGTGTGTATATGGTACTGGTATTGCTACCTAAAATAGTTCCTACCGGGATATTTAGAGTATTAACACTGACACTGCCATTGTTGGATAGATTTAGTGATAGAGTTGAACTGTTCAGTGAGTTAATGGCGTCAACATTGACGCTACTTGTGGTAATAGTGGCCACAATATTAGAACTGTCTACGCCACCTGTAAAGAATACAATATTCTTATCCGGAGTATTTGTTCCAATGGCCAAATTACCACCTGCTACATATAGGTATCCGTCATTGGCTCCGTTGACAGTCCAACTACTGGTATTAAACACGCTGGAGTTGATACCCATGTCAATAAAGCCAGAGGAATCATCGCCTATATCGTTAGTGGCCACAATGTCTGCTGAAGCATTGGTACCTGTATTGTGATTGACAATAGCTATTTGGCTAAAATTATCAGAGTTAGAGTCAACTTGAATGTATGCGTTGGCCAAGGTTAGGTCTTGATTTACATAACCAAATCGTGCTTGATTCAGTACTTCTAGTGTGCCCAGTGTGCTGGTTGTGGCTTGTAGAGTTAGAGTTTTTATACCGTCGCCATCGGTGTCCCAATAGCCTGCACTATCCCAAAAAATTGAATGAAGACCTGTAGCAGTACTGCCTAACTGTATGCCACCACCGTTAATTTGACCGAGCGTAGTTGCTGTTGATGCAAGATATAATCTATAACCTTCTACCACTGCCGGAGTGACATTAGTTATGGTATTTAGAACATTTAAGTTATTAACTGTTAAATCACCAAAGCGAATTGTAGCAGTAGTACTAAGATTTTGAGGTATGCTGATAGTACCAAGTACATCAACATCAATGTTGTTACCGACAATTACACTGCCTAGACTATTGTTAGTTGCAGCTACATTTGGACCGATAGGTCCTTGACTACCTACATAGCCAGTTGTACCTTGACTACCTGTATATCCAACACTTCCATTATAACCTGCAGTACCTTGACTACCTACATAACCAGTTGTACCTCGACTACCTGTGTATCCATTTGTTCCATTAGTACCGGCACTACCTGTGTATCCATTTGTTCCATTAGTACCGGCACTACCTGTGTATCC